TTTTTAGCACAAGTAAACTACGAAAGTGGTTATATGAACTACATAGAAGAAAAATTTACTTATAGTGCTAAACGTTTACTGCAAGTTTTCCCAAAATACTTTAAAACCGTAGAGGAAGCTAATGAATACGCCTATAAACCTGAAAAAATTGCTAATAGGGTGTATGCAAATAGGATGGGTAATGGCAGCGAGCTTTCTGGTGATGGTTGGAAATACAGGGGGCGTGGGTTGATACAATTAACAGGGAAAAATAATTATTTAAAATTTAGTAAGTGGTATAATGATAGTAAAATATTTGTTGACAATCCAGATTTATTGCTGCAGCCACAATTTGCTGTTTTATCTGCGTTTTTTTACTGGGATATTAATAATCTAAATAGTTACATTGTAGACAATGAAAATGCTTATAATATATGTAAGTGCATAACAAAAAAAATAAACGGTGGCTACAATGGGTTGGAGGAGCGTTTTAGATTATATAAGAAAATACGTGAGCTGTACAACGAATTTGATAAAAATTATTATGAATAAAAAAGAAAAAAAACTATTTTTTGTAATATTAGTGCTATTAGCAATTTTTTTATTTAGTATAGAAAGCATTAAAAAGAAAAATCAAATAATTAATACTAATAAAGAACTGATTAGTAGCTATAAAGAACGTATAAACAGTAGTAATTTAGCTATAGATAGCTTGCAAAATGTTATAAAACAAGCTAAAAAGGTAGACACTATAATAAAATATAGATATAAACAAAAGATAGATAGCATATATGTTTATAAACAAGGTGATTATATTAGTTTTTATGATACTTTACTGCATACAAATATACAAAAATCAGACACGTTTATATGCTTTGATAGTATTAGCGTGCAAAAACTAACTATAAAATTAGTAAATTGTAGTTTAGACAGCGAACTTTTAGCTAATTGTTTGATACAAAATAACTTATATTCTAATATTATTAACATTCAAGATAGTGTAATTAGTTTAAAAGATAGTGTAAATGCGAGCTTGGAAACTATGTATAAACAAAAAGTAAAAAAAGTTAAAAAGCAACGAAATACAGCTGTAGGAGTAGCTTTCACAGAATTATTATTAATTTTAGGTATTTTAGCAAAATGAAAAAGTTATTATTTATATTTTTTGTTATTTTTATTAGCTGTAATAAAGTAGAATTTAAACAGTTACAACGTAGCTATGTTATTAGTAATTTTATCGAATTAAACAACGATTTAGACTATAAACTTGTGTATTTTTGTGATAAATACGAGGCTTTTGAGCATTTTTATGATATAAAAAATACTATTTTTAACGAAATCGGCGAGTATAACTACTATAAAGATATGCAAAGCAGAATGGCAGTAGTGTCGCATACAAAAGATACAGGCACGTGTCAATTTCAGTATCGAACTTTTTATTCATTAGCAAAAAAATATAACATAAAAAACGCAAATATTTTGAGTGAAAGTCAGCAAATAGCAGTGATGGTGCAGGCTTTCGTAGATGGAAAACAAGGTTGGTGGTGCGGTTATAAAAAATATAAAAAATATGAAAATAAATGAATTGAAACCATTAGACAAAAATCCTTTTAAGAGTAAAGGTGATAGACAAATCGAAAAAATAGCTAAATCTATCGAAGATTTTGAACGTATGATGGAAATTAGGAAAATTGTTATCGACGAAAATAATCAGATTTTAGGCGGTAACAAGCGGTATTTTGCACTAAAAAAACTTGGATATAAAGAAATTCCTGATACGTGGATAGAAAAGGTTACTGATTTAAGTGAAGAGCAAAAAAAAGAGTTCATTATAAAAGACAATGCGCATTGGGGGAGCGAATGGGATTTTGAGTTATTAGAGGAGTGGCAAGTGGATTTAGAAGAATGGGGTGTTGAGGATGTAAAATTTGAATTTGCAGATGAAAAAGAAGCGAAAGAAGACGATTACGAAATACCAGATGAAATAGAAACCGACATTGTTTTAGGAGATTTAATCGAAATAGGAGAACATCGTTTGCTTTGTGGAGACAGCACCGACAGCGAACAAGTTGCAAAATTAATGAACGGAAAAAAAGCGGATATGGTGTTTACAGACCCGCCGTATGGAATGAATTTCCAATCAAATTTCAGGGAAAAGACTCCTCAGTTTAGCAAGATTAAAAACGATGATAAAATATTGGATATTGCACCGATTTTGTTTTTTTTAATGAAGGACAATTCGCCTGCGTATGTTTGTACGAGGTGGGATTTATATCCGATATGGTTCAATCAAATGGCTGATTGTTTTAATATAAAAAATTGTATTGTTTGGTATAAAAAAGGCGGTGGATTAGGTGATCTTAAAAACAGTTATTCACCTAACCATGAATTTATTATTGTAGGGCATAAGGGGAACTCACAATTAACAGGTAAAAGACATTCAGATGTTTGGGAAATAGGAAGGGATGGTGTCAATGATTATAAGCACCCCACGCAAAAACCGGTCGAACTTTCGTCATTTGCTATGCAAAACCATAGCGATAACAATGGATTGATTGTCGATTTATTTTTGGGTAGCGGCTCAACAATGGTAGCAGCACACCAACTCAATCGAAAATGTTACGGCATGGAAATAGACCCGAAGTATTGTCAGGTTATTGTTAACAGGATGCGAGAACTTGATTCTAATTTAATAATTAAGAAAAATGGAGTAATTATATAAACGGTATTTTAATAAATAAATAAAAACATCTTTAATCCCAATAGAAATTTGTGTAAAAAATATATCATTTTGTCTAAATACATATCAAAATTGGTGTAAAAAATATACTATTTTGTCTAAAATACACCAAAATAAGCGTTTACAAACGTTTAATATACGACTATCTTAAATTTTTGTTGTATCTTTGTAATGTAAATTAAAATTAAAAAACGGAGGAAATTATGAAAACACAAAAAAACACCCCAGAAGTTAAAAGCAAAGTTACCTTTGAGAATTTTTTCTTAAATACCTTTGCAATTTTTGAAAGAATTAGCAGTGACGAAAGAAAAATGTTAAAAAACACAAACCCTAATTTTATTTCAAAATCTGGTTCAACATATTGGTATTTAAACGGTTATGTTTACCGCCATTCAAACCACTTTTCAAGAGATACAAGAACCTGCGCTTGGTTTTTAGAAGGTAAAAGTGTAACTAATAATGTATCAGGACTTTATGGCAAATGCAAATTAGAGGATTTTGTGCAAATAAACACAAATGCAGAAATTGGCAAAAAATACAAAATTATATATGCACCAAGTGATAGAAGGGGTGTAGCTATTATAACTGAAGGAGAAGGTGTTTTGCAAAAAACTACCCAATTTTACTATATTTTTGACACTTTTAAAGTTCATAAATGGACATTAGTAACATTGATAGAAAAATAACCCAAAAAAATAAAAATTATGGAAACACAAGAACAAAAATTAGAAAAAATCGACATTATCGAAGATAAAGTAGATATCGTCGAAAAAAAACAGCAGAATGCCGAAATTAATGCTTTGACACTAATTGACAAAGCAATTGAAAAAGACATTGATGTCGACAAGTTTGCAAAATTAGTAGACATTGTAAAAATGTTAGAAAATGAAAAAGCAAAGCGAGACTTCTATGAAGCTTTGAGTAATTTTCAAGGCGAAGTTCCACCTATAAAAAAACTTTCTAGAGCTGATATGGGGTATGGAAAGCCGAAATACAATTACGCAGAATTTGGCGAAATTGTGACTACTATTCAAGAGCCGTTAAAAAAGCACGGATTGAGTTATCATTTTGAGATAGGCAATGAGCCTGTCGTCACAAAAGGGGAAAAAGGCGAAGATATAATAGTAGAATTCGTAGCTGTAACCTGCACCGTAGCTCACAAAAGTGGTTATGAAAAAAACACTACGATGAGCGTTCAAAAAGACGCAGGTGCAGGGAAAAGTAATGTTCAAGCAGTCGGCTCTACGATTACCTATCTAAAAAGATATACATTGTTAGCACTTTTAGGCATCGGCACTGCTGACCCAGATGACGATGCGGTTAGCACCATACCAGAAAATCAAAAAATTGTTGATAAAAAAGAGGATAAATCAGATTTGTTAGCTGAAATTAAAGATAAATTAGACCACTGTGATAATGAAGAAACTGTTAAAAAAATATGGAGTAAATATCAGAAATACAGCAACGATGCTGATGTTTTAAATTTATTCACAGAATGGAGGAAAAAGCAAGCTAAAAAGGTAGAGGATGCTAAAAAA